AGTAATACACATGTATATTTGTGAGTCTTCATTAAACTATGTATTGCGATAACCCTTCCAGTGCTCTGGTCATTAGATTAGCTTCACCTTCATAATTTAGATTAGTCACAGGAATATTTTTTAGTTCTACTCCGTAAAGTTTAGCGTTTTCAGTTTCAAGTGTTACGCTCAAACTAATCTCATTGCGTAAAGCATGGACTGAAATTGAGTTTGCGTCTACTGTAATTGTAGGGCTAACAATTTCCGTATTAAATTGTGGGAAGTTATAAGTTGCCATTTTTTTTACTTTTATGTTAAGGTTGTTCCTGTTACGGTAAATGTTCTTACTGGAATTGCTGACTTACTACTTGTTTTTCCTGCGTCTTGAGTATATCCTATTTCTGCTTCTAAATATAATTTTGACCATGTCGGTGATTCGGGTAATGATGTAGAACTCCACAAATCATTATAAGCTACGTTGGAACTGCCTAATGTATTAAAAGGAGCATAATCTCTTTGAAAAAAATCAATGCTCCAATCTTGTAAGTTTTGCAGTTCTCTAATATTTGGGAGCCTCCAACCGCTAGTATAAGTTCCTGCTGAATAAGTTAAAGCACTAGATACTGCAGTAGCCCAATCTGAGCCACGACTTCTACCACCAATAAAATATCCATAACCTAAAACGGTTTCACCATCATAAGTAGTCCAATCTAAAACAATATTATTTGGTATTGTAGTATTTGAGCCTGTAGTACCTGTGAACCTATATGTATTTCCAAAAGGGTTGTTACTTGCAAGTGTAAAAAAGTCTGTTGCTCTACCGCTTTGCAAATCTCCATCATCCCCAGTTATGGATGAAGTTGTCTGTCCAGTTTTTAAAAGTTTTGCTCCAACAGATGCAGCAGCAGCTGCTGCTCTAGCTTTTAAATATGTTATTCCAAATAAACCCATTTTTTAAGAGTTTGTTATGTTCAATTTAATTACTGATGCCGTACTTGCAGTTATTTCTATTTGAGAACCCGAAGCTATATCATTACCTAAAGTGTAGCTTTGTCCTCCTACTGTAATTGTAATTGTAGGAGTATTTAATACGTTAGTAATGCTGTTGATTGACATAGCATTAGGTGCATAAAAATTAATAGTTAAATCATCCATTAACTCTACTGCAATTTGTTCAAATTTATTTGGATCAATGCCCGAAATTTTCATAATTGTTTATTTTATATTTCAATCCAAGTGTTATCTGGTTGGAATCTTATTATCACACCCCCAGTAATGTCTGAAATATTGTGTCCTATTAATCTAACAACCTCTCCAGCTGATGTTGGTGCGGTTTCTGTAACATCCCCAGGCGTACCTGCAGTGGATGTTTGTACATATAAAGGTGCACCAATAGTTGCTGATCCTGCTTGTTCATGTTCTGCCGTTATTATAATCCCATCTAATAATACTGCAAATGTTCCTGCTGCACTTACTGTATCTAATGCAATACCTAATAGTTGGGTAGAGGATGCTGTGAATCTTGCATTTGCTATATTCCAACTCCCGTTTGATCTCAGATAAAGTAGTTGTCCTTTTGTTATAGACTCTCCAGCAGTACATCTTTCCAAAGTTTGCCCATTATATTTAAAACTAGAGACCCAACCAATCTCTATTGTAGGTAAATCTGTTATTGAACTAATACCGTCTGATGGGGTATAATCAAATGTTGTAGCATCTGCATTACCTGCATATAGTGAAGTTCCAGTAAAGCTGAGATTATTGTTAGTGGTTTTAATAGTACCATTTACCTCTAGTTTAGCACCTGGTGTAGCAGTATTAACCCCTACATTAGTTCCATTATCAAATATCTGAGAGTTGCCTATTGTAGTTGCACCTGTAAACTTAGCTACATAGTTTGTTGTACCTCCCGGAGATACACCAGTGCTTCCTTGGCTTCCCTGTGCTCCTGTAAAACCAATAGCACCTTGAACTCCTTGAATTCCTTGCAAGCCCTGGATACCTTGAATTCCCTGAAGTCCAGTGGCTCCTGTAGTTCCTTGGGCACCTGTATTACCAGTTGCACCAGTAATTCCTTGAATTC